ACATTCTAACTTGATGTTGTTGTAATACCAATGCTCTAGTAATTTCCTTCAAAAAAGGTGGTTCAGTACGTTTAAATTGTTCTTTCTTTCCATTGATAATTAAGTTAACTTCATAAGCCATATATAATTTCTCCTAAAATTTGATTCCGTCCACCACCGCTTCCAGAGAGGGAGTATGCTCTTAAATATTATTTTCCAGCTGATGTATCTGCTGCTGGTGTTACATCATCGAGTACCTTTGTGTCATCAACTGTCTTAGGAAATACATACTTCTTAAATGTTTCCAAATCGAAGTCTTTGTTATCTTCACGCCCGATAACAACCATCATGCCATCGTCGGCTGAATCAGTTGCATCACCAGTATTACCACGAGGGGCAAAAGTACCAGTTGATTCATCCTTGTTAGGGTCTGGCGTACCATCTTTAGCCTTAGTATCCACACCAGGTAATGAGAATTTACCTTTAAGCATAGCAACCCATACACCCTTGCCATCTTCCATTTGTGTCTTGAACATGACTGCAATGTCATTAGGATTTAAATTCTTGGTATACAATTCAATACCCTTCTTAACATTGATACCGAACCAGTCTTTCCGAACATCAGAATTTAGATCTAACACTTTAACGTCTAGTGTTGCTTCTGAAATACCACTAGACAATGTAACGTATGGTCCATCATCAGCAGCCACAGTCTTTAATTCATTTTTTAAATCCATTTTTACTTCTGTTAGTCCTGGAATTGGCTTAGGACCATCAGGAACTAGGTCATCTTGAACCAATCCATAATTGAAGTGTGAAGCACCAAATTTTACTTTTCCCATTTATTTAAAATCTCCTTTAAATTTGTGTATAAAAAAAGCCTTAGTCATTAATTGACTAAAGCTGGTATTCATAATTGCCTTGAATCATTTGTAAGTCAGTCATATCAACGTCACGAGTGTGATTCTTGTAATAACGCTCATATCCGTTCTCTGACATATTGTCGTAAATCATTTGTTCTAGCTTGATAAGTTCTTTTGTTTTATATCGATATATCCAGAAATCAATTTGAAATCGTGGATATTCAATCACACGTTCATCATCAGCATATAAAGCACTATCACCCGGTATTGGTGTAATACGAATCCACGGGGCATTTGCATTTTGAATGAAGCTTTCAGGTGGTGTACCAACGTAAATCTGTGGTAAATCAATTGAATTCCCTCGAATCTCATTCATGTAATCTTTAATCTGCTGGTTAGCGTTAAAAATATGAAAAATATCGTATTCGTTCAATTAATCACCTACCTTTAAATTCGTAACAAACGTTTCAAGCACTTTTTCACGTGACTCTTCTTGAGTTTTTTCGACGAAATGTTGTGGGTCTTGCTTAGACGTTCCCGAATTAGGAAAGTGAGCGATTGGACCTTTCACCTTGTCATATCCAACCGGTACTTCATATTCACCCGTTTTAAGTGATACACTCCCAACTTTCATATGGTCTCTTAAAGGACCTTTTCCAGAGTGGTCTTCTGTACTAACTGGAGTATCTTCAGCCAGGACTTTACCAAAATATTGACCTCCTTCACGTACGGCCTTACGCGCTTTTCTGTCATATCCAGTTTCTAAAACCTTGATGTTATTAAGTAATTCTTCAGCCCCTGTGACTGTCACTTAGCATTCACCACCTTACATTCGATTTTGGTTAAGTCTCGTTTGTCGTAATCTTCATCAATACCTGTTATTTGATAAACAGTTCCTCGCCACTTAACTTTCCAGGTTGATTCGATTGGTCGCTGAGCTTCAAACTTGATAGCGAAATTAGGTGATTCCTTACGATTACCAACTTTAGTCGTGGCGTCTTTAAACTCCCTAATAGGTGTGTTAAGAACTTCTGCCCAACAACTAAATATGACTACATTGTTTTGAGGAACCATTACTCCGTCCTCGTTTTGAATTTCTTTATTGCTAAGGAATTCAATTCGTTCAGTCATCCTAGTCAGTCTCATCGTCAGGAACCTCCTCACTCCGCAATTGATGGATGACGTTATTGATTGTTGTGTTCTGCAGCGGGAATCTCATGACTTCCGAGCCATTTCCACGATAGTAATAATCTTCTTCAACAAATTTCATGAGAGCAACAAAAAACCTGTGATCAGAAATATAATCAGCAGGTTGTTTAGTGCTAGAAATTGCGTGTGTGATTTCACTAGCAGCAGATTCAATTAATTCATTTAAAACATCATCATCAAAGTCCTGGTCAATCTTGCAATACAGTTTTAGAGTTTTAAATTGCTGGTCGGTTAGAAGTTTTGTGTCATCTGACATTAACTAACCTCCAATCTTAGATAATAAAGTTGCCTTCGTATCATTAGATAGGTAACTAATACCCTTGCTATCTAAATAAGCTTTAATTTCAGCTACTGTAGAATTTTCGTCAACCGCCCTTGTAGTTGATTCCACAGTGCTTGTTGGGCTATTTACTGGGTGTTGTTGATGCTGCAGGTGTTGTTGATGCTTCACCTTGTGTTAAGAAGTAACCAGCATTTTCATCAGCCTTAACTACATCAAAACGTGTGGCAACTTGTAGATATTCACCAAAGATTTCGTTATCAACCCACTTAACTTGAATATCTAATCTATCAGCCATAACAACGGCACGTTTTAGATCACCAATCCAAGCATGTGATTCACCGTCTTTACCTAAAGCAGAATCTTCTACAACAGTTACTGGCACTCCAAGTAATGTAACCGGTGAATCATCAGTGATTGGTTGATGTAACAAGTATTGACCGTTCTTATCCTTTAAAGTATCTAAGTAATTATAGAAACTTTGTGAAGCAACAATTACCTTGCTATAAGCTGGGTCAAGGTCAACGTTAAGAATGTGCTTGATATCGTCAACAGATTCACCGGCTACTGTCTTAGCAGTAAATGACTTCAACACTGTTGAAATAGCAGCATTAACAGTGTTTTGCTTTTGTTCTTGAGCGTTTCTAGCAACCATTCCAGTCAAATCAATTGCAGAATCTTGAATTGATTCATTAGAAATTGGAATAGCACCGCGATATGTTTGAATTTCCCATGAAATATTCTCAAAATCTGGCTTTGCCAATTCAGGGTTCTTAGCAAGCTCTTCAACAGTGTTCAATACAGCTGTTGCACGTTTTAGAATAGGATATTTACCAGTAGCAGTAGTAGCAGTAAAATGTTGTACTAATTTTGATAAATCAGTTACTGATTTAATTTCATTTTCGGGATTGTAAATAATTGATTCTGGAATAGTAACGGCAACATTAGGACTTGTAATACCATCACGAACTTCCTTGCCACGAGAATGAATATAAAGATTCAATGAACGCTTTTCGTCATTCTTTGGATCAACAGCAGGTTTGTCACCATTAGGATCAATCTTCTTTGTTGGAACTTTACGCAATGAGCGATATTCATCCAACTTTTCTTTATCAGAATTAATTTCTTCTTCCATACTGCGAACAGATTTCGCATCGTTGTCAGCCTTATTTAATTCATCCTCGGTTGATTTGTCATTTTCAAGGATAGAACGAACTGAAACTGCTAGTTTGCTATTCTTACTTGTCTTTTCTGCGATTGAAGTTTCCAAACCGCGAATAATTTCGTCTAAAGTCATATATATCTCCTTATTTTTTGTACAAAAATAGGCCACTGAACTTAATCAGTGATCTTTTTCATTTCTTCTATATTTAATTTTCTTAATAACATCTTTCGTTTTTGCTCTCTGGCAATAATTAACGGTTCTTTATCAAGTTTCTCAATCATTTCTTTTGACCTGGCACCTACTGCCACATCCGTATCTTCATAGGCTGGTGTAGTGACTATTGAAACGTCATGCAACTTATCAATCGAACGAATTGTACGTTCGTACGAAATGCCATCTTTATCAGAAGCACGCCATTCATCTGCCGAATCTACATCAGGCATGGTAAACGCAAATGAACATTGTGATAGAATACCAGTTCTAACTTCCTCTAACACGTCGTTAGCAACGGTTGTATTTGGTAAATCAATCTTAAATCTCAATCCTGTATCATCTTTTGATAATGATAAATTGACGCCTGAACGTCCTAGCAATTTTGATTGATCGTGGTTAAAAGTAGCAACCACATTACTCATATCAGTATTATCAAGGCAACGACTATCAAGTGTTTCAACAAAATAATTTCCATCACCTAAGTTTAATGGTTGAGAGCGTTTATTGAACTTTAAGGCATAACCTTCAACAACTCTTGAATCACCGCTAACTTGTACCTTCGTCTGCATTGTTCTTTGTTCCGTTTGAATCACCTCCCTTCTCTGGAGTTTTATTATTCTCCTGGTATTGCTGTTTGAAGTTTAATTCCACAGTATTTAATGTCGATTGATATTTATTCATATTCTCATTATCTTTATCAGACTTCTTACCTAACTCGGCTCTAACTTCGTTAGGAGTTAAAATATTATGTTCTTCTAATGCCGTCAGTTCAGTAACCGGTCTCGATGTTTCCTTACGAGTATCAAAATCGAAACGATATTTATGTCTCTCTTTATCATTAAGAAGTTTCATCTGAAACTCGCTAATAATAGGTTGGAAATAAAACGGTAGATCCGATTGAATATAACCAGCATTCAGCTGTGAAACTGA